TAAGGAGGCTGACAAATGGCGATTTCACGCGCACAACTAGCTAAAGAGCTGGAGCCCGGACTCAACGCCCTTTTCGGCCTTGAGTACAACCGGTATGAGAACGAGCATTCTGAAATCTTCGAGGAGGAGTCTTCGGACCGCGCCTTTGAAGAAGAAGTGATGCTTGGTGGCTTCTCCACGGCACCTGTTAAGGGCGAGGGCACTGCCATCACCTTTGACGACGCCCAGGAGACGTACACGGCTCGCTACCAGCATGAGACGATTGCTCTCGCCTTCTCCATTACCGAAGAGGCCATCGAAGACAATCTTTATGATCGTCTGGCTTCCCGGTACACGAAGGCGCTGGCACGTTCCATGGCGCAGACCAAGCAAATCAAGGCAGCCGCGATTCTGAACAATGCGTTCAGCACCGGCTCCCCGATTGGCGATGGTGCTGCTCTCTGCTCCTCCGCTCACCCCAGCCTTTCGGGCAACCAGCGCAACCTCCTTTCGGTGGCCGCTGACTTGAACGAGACGTCCCTTGAGCAGATGCTCATCGACATTGCTGGTCTGACCGACGAGCGTGGTCTGAAGATTGCTGTTCGCGGCATGAAGCTGATCATCCCGAAAGAGCTGCAATTCGTTGCAGAGCGGGTGATCAACTCCAACCTGCGTTCTGGCACGGCAGACAACGACCTGAACGCCATGAAGTCCATGGGGATGCTTCCCGAAGGTGCGGTGGTTAACCACTTCCTCACCGACACGGATGCTTTCTTCATCAAGACTGATGCGCCCAACGGCTTCAAATACTTCAACCGTTCGCCGATCAAGACGGCAATGGAAGGGGACTTTGACACCGGCAACATGCGCTTTAAGGCGCGTGAGCGTTACTCCTTCGGCGTGTCCGACTGGCGTTGCGTGTTTGGCACCCCTGGTGCTGCATAAGCTATCTTCGGATAGTTTTGAAGGGGGCCTTCGGGCCCCCTTTTTATTTGCTCGGAATAAGGGTATAAATGGGTCAGAACCCTGACAGACTCATCGGAGTCTGACACTAGCCGCGACAGGAGATTCCCATGGCTACTACGACCTTCTCCGGGCCCATCAAGGCCGGAACGATCAAAGCAACCACCGGCACCACCGTCGGCCAGGACAAGGCCAACGTCGGCTTTGTGCTGATGGCTCAAAGCGGCAACGTCGTTTTTGGCGCAAACGGCAGCACCACTGTGGTCGCAACGCTGCCTGCTAACAGCCAAATCTTCCAGATCACGGTGGACGTCACGACCGCCTTCGACGCTGGCACGACCAACACCCTTGACATCGGTGATGGGTCCACGGCTGACCTGTACGCCGACGCCTTGGCTGCTGGCGCCCAGGCTCGCGTCCTGGCCACCTCGGACGTATCCCAGATCGGCAACCTGATCGACATCGGAACGTCTGATGTTGATGTCACGGTAACCTACAACCAGACCGGCACGGCAGCGACCGCTGGGGCAGCAACTGTCACGGTGCTGTACCTGCAAAACCGAAACCTCTCCTAAGGGGGTGACTCATGGCTGATGCCGTAACTTCTCAGACCATCATCGACGGCCCGCAAACGGCTGTCCTGAAATTCACCAATATCAGTGATGGTACGGGTGAGTCTGGGGTTACTAAGGTCGATGTCTCTGCGTTGACTGCGAACGGAAATGGCGATCCCTGCACTGGGGTCGCCATTGAGCGTTTGTGGTGGCAGTGCATCGGTATGAAGGTCCAAATCCTTTGGGATGCCACGGCGGATGCTTTTTGCATTGAACTGGGTGAAAACCAGAGCGGGGACCACGATTACACTGACTTTGGTGGCCTGACCAATAACGCCGGTGCCGGAAAAACTGGCGACATCAACTTCACCACCGTGGGCGCCACGCTTGCGGATACCTACACGGTGATCATGTACTTGCGCAAAAAGTACAACTGAGGACTAAGCCATGGCCCGTGAAGTCAGCTCAATAACCCGCGTAGGAACGAGCGAGCCCTTTGAGCTTCAGGTTTCGCGCGGCCATGTTGCTTACCACGAGTCTATTTACAAATTCGGAAATAATGCGGAAGTTGCTGATTCCGTCGAAACTATTTGGGCGCAGGGGGGCTTGTACTCATACCTGTCTGCGGAATCTGTTTTGAAGGTTTCTAGTAGCTCGGCTAACGATACGTCTGCCGGGACCGGTGCAAGAACCGTTGAATTGTTTGGTTTAGACGGCGATTACAACGAAATTTCGGAAACCGTAACCTTAAACGGTCAAACAGAAGTAAACACCACCCAGTCTTACTTGCGAATCAATAGAATGATTGTTCGTTCTGCGGGTTCTGGTAATGCAAATGCGGGAATTATTTACGCAGGCACGGGCACTGTTACCGCAGGTGTGCCTGCAAATATTTACGCTACGATTAACGGTGACGGATCAAATCAGACTTTGATGGCCTTGTGGACTGTACCCGCAGGGTACACCGGTTATTTGATGCAGTACGATGTTTCCAACGGTACGACATCTAATACACCTGCCGTGTGTAAGTTGTTATTGGTAGCTAGGCCGCAGGGGGAGGTGTTTCAAAGTAAAGATGTTAAGTCTCTTACCACAGGAATGCACATCGAAAACACTCTTATTGTTCCGTTAAAATTTGCAGAAAAAACAGACATAGAAGCACGAGCTGTTTCTTCTTCAGCAAGTGTTACCTTCGACATATCTGCCGCTTTTGAAATCATCTATATTAAAAACGGGGATGAGTTGTAATGGCAACAACTAAGAACGTAGAAAGGTTGCCGTCAGGCAGGTTGAAGTATAGGGGGGAAACCTTTGCTGGATACAATAAGCCTAAGCGCACCCCTGGAAAGTCTAAGAAGTCTGCTGTACTCGCCAAAAAGGGAAGCGAAGTCAAACTTGTCCGATTTGGCGATCCAAATATGGAAATCAAAAAGGACCAGCCGGGCCGCCGGCGTAACTTTCGAGCGAGACATAACTGTGCCTCAGCCAAAGACAAGTTCAGTGCGCGCTACTGGAGCTGCAAAGCGTGGTAGCAAGAAGGAGCTAGACCCTTCTCGCTTGACCATGAAAGATTTGCTTGGCCGCTTGGAAAAGCATGAGGCGGAGTGCAGCTTGCGTTATCAGCGCATCGAAGAAAAGCTTGCTGAGAACAGCGAAGCCTTTGATAAAATGGACAAAAAGATCGACAAGTTCGATAACCGGCTTTGGGCCATTGTCCTCGCGGCTTTCTCGGCGCCTTTAGTCACGGTAGTCCTTGTAAAGCTTCTGGAGTCGCTGTAATGCCTGCCGTCCGCACCGGCCCCAAGCCTAGCAAGTGCGGCGTCACGTACTTTCGCAAGGGCGGCGCGGTGCCCAAGAAAAGCAAGGGCAGCAAGATTTGCCCAGAAGGCAAAGCCTGGGCGAAACGCACTTTTGACACCTACCCCAGCGCCTACGCTAACTTGGCCGCGTCCAAGTATTGCAAAGACCCCAACTATGCCAAGAAATCCAAGGGCGGGAAGAGGAAGGGCCGCTGATGGGTAAGCTTCAGGAGTGGCTTGATGAGGAATGGGTACGCATTGATAGCTCGGGAAATATCGCGGGCGCGTGTGGGACTTCTAAAGATAAGAAGAACCCAGATAGATGTTTGCCTCGAAGCAAGGCGCAGAGTCTTAGCAAGTCTGAGCGCGCTGCGACAGCTCGTAAAAAGAAGCGAGAAGGCGCTAAAGGCAAGCAGGTTGTGGCAAATACTGAAAGCGCGCGGGTAGTACGCAAGCGCAAAGGCGGCGTGGTTGCCCGGGGCTGCGGGTCTATCCTGGGGGATCGTCGCAAAGTCACCAAGGGCTCGGTCACGCGGGTATGAGGGCGGCAGCCTTCTTGGTAGGCGATGAGCGCAAGATCGCTGAAGAGATTCGCGAGTGGTCGGCCACTGTTCTGGAGGTCGAAAACCCCTTTTTTAATAACATTCCGCCATGTCCTTATGCCAAAAAAGCATGGCAGGACGAGCGCGTCGGATTCAAGTTCAAGTACGAAAAGAGCTATCAGGAGATTTATTCCTGCCTTTCCCAGTGGGAAGACACTTTGGATGTGCTTTTGGTTGTTGATCGCAACTATGACCCCGATCCTGGGCGCTTCCATGATTATTTGGATGAATTGAACGACGCTATCGCAAACGGGTTTTTCATAGACAGGGACTATTGGGTCATGGGTTTTCACCCGGATGATGAGCCCAACGAATACTTGGACGATGAGTCATTCACCCATGTAATAGATGAGCCCTATGCGATAATCTTCCTTCAGCGGCTTTCCAAAGTTCAGGACGCCGCAGACAAATTAGCCAAGAAGGGCTACTATGAGACGTACTTCGACGAATACGACGTCGAGGAACTCTTTGCCAAGCGGACGGAACTCTACAGGAGACTCAACCATGGCGATGAAGCCGCGTAAGATGCGTGGAGGCGGTGCTCCCAAGAAAATGCGTGGGGGCGGAATGGCGATGAAGCCTGAAATGATGGCGAAGGGCGGCATGACCGTTTCTGATCTTCGCAAAGCCGCTAAGGACAAGGGCTACAAGCTGGTTAAAGCAGACTGATCATGGCTACTTCGGGCAGCAAAGATTTTGAGCTGGACGTCTCCGATTACATTGAGGAGGCGTTTGAGCGTTGTGGGTTGGAGGTTCGTACTGGCTACGACATGAAGACTGCAAAGCGCTCGCTCAACCTCATGCTGGCCGAGTGGGCAAACCGTGGTCTGAACCAGTGGACGATCAAAAACCGCAGCGAGACGATGGTAACCGGCACGGGCAATTACACGCTCAGCGCCGATGTCATCGACGTCTTGTCTGTGGTTGTCCGTCGCGACGGCACGGATTACGCCCTGGAACGCCTGTCCCGGGATGAGTACCTGAGCATCCCGAACAAGACGACGCAGAGCCGTCCGAACCAATTCTTCTTGGATCGCCAAAACACTCCGGTGCTGAAGCTTTGGCCCGTGGCCGAGAACAGCACGGATGTCGTGATCTATGACTGCCTGACGCGCATGGACGATGCGGACACGTACACCAACACGGTGGACATGCCTTTCCGCTTTTATCCTTGTCTCGCAGCCGGGCTGGCGTACTACATTGCCATGAAGCGCGCTCCGAACCGCATTCAGCTCCTGAAGGCGGTGTACGAGGAAGAGTTTGAGCGCGCCATGCAAGAAGACCGGGACCGCGCGTCTTTCAACGTCGTTCCTCAGTACCAGTATTTTAGGTCGGTCTGATGGCTAAGTTTGCGTCAGGTAAATACGCCTACGCGATCTCTGACCGCTCTGGGCAGCGCTATCGTTATAAGGATATGCGCAAAGAGTGGAACGGCCTGCTTGTCGGTAAGGACGAGTGGGAGCCGAAGCATCCGCAGCTCGGACCGTTTCGCAAGGTGATTGATGCGGAAGCTCTGCGCAACGCGCGGCCTGACCGCGTAGAGCCCCTGGACGTTTATGTGTGCGTCCCCACGGTGGAGCAGCCCGCGCCGCGGCCCACGGTGGTTTATGCCAAGGTCGGTAGCGTAACGGTGACGACGACATGAGCTTTACCTACGGCGAGTTAAAGCAGGCGATTCAGGATTACGCCGAGAACGACGAGACGACGTTCGTCAACAATCTGCCCATATTCATCAAGAATACGGAAGAGCGGATTCTGAAGAACGTCCAGCT